CTAGATTAGTTCCGTCATCACCGCAAAACTGAATTATTCCTAAGTTGTCGCCACTTTGAACTATAGTATTTGAACCAATGGTTCCGTTGCGGCTTTTACCAAATTTCAAAATCGGTGAGTTGGCATCATTTCCGAAGCGTGTAATTGACTGAGCAGAAGAATTGCCGGTAGTACCGTTAATTTGAAACTCTGCGCCAGATCCGCCTACTGAAACGCCAGTCTCCGAGCCAAATATAATCCTATCGTTACCAGCGTCTAAGAAAAATCTGTGGGTGTTTAAATCACTTTCAATACGGAAGTCGAGGTTCTCGCTGTTATCGTTGATCACCGTTTCTGTGGAATTCATGGTGATGCGCTCTTTCATCAGACCCGCCAACCGAGTCTCAATAAGCAACTTTCCGTCTTCTGATCCATCCGTAGGGTCTTCAATAAAAGAGTTTATAAATGCGTAAGGCAGATAAGCTCCCGAAGAATCTGCCCCCAAAAAGCGTACTACGCCTAGATTATCGTCAGCCGCTGGGCTTGCGGAATTTCTAGTCAAATCAAAACGTGGGCCGACACTTGCATCTGCGTCTGTAGAGATCAGAGTAAGCTGTGTCGTGTTGTCATCAGTTGTAAAAATTGCAGTTGTGCCTGTAAGATTGCCACTGACATCCATCGTGCCAGTAACGTCTATGCCTGTGGAGGTTGTGGCTAGTTTGGCTGAGTTGTCGTAAAATAATGTTGCAGCACCATTTGCCACAAAAGTAGCATAATCCTCACTTGCGGCGCTTTGTAAGACTAGGTTTGTAGCTCTAATTTTTATATTGCCAGTGCCGCCTACATCATCAATATAGCTATGACTACCATCATGATAAATCTGTAGGTCAGAGCCAGCACCGAAGACTGCCTTAGAGTTATCAGCAAACTCTAAGTTTTCATCACTAGCTATCCACTGGAGTTTTGGCGTTGTGCCTGTGTCTTCGTAGAAGCTGATGTCGCCTGTTGAGTGCTCTATTTGAAAACGTGTCACAGGATTAGCATCTGAATTATCTACTGTTTGTATTTGTAGCTTACCTGCGGCGTTTCTAATTCGAGTATTTACATCAGTAGTATCTGTTTCGCTTAAGAAAATCTTTGGGCTTACACCAGAAATTTCAAAAGCACCAGTAAAAGAGCCATCACCATCAACAGTCAAACCATCAGCAGTCACTGTGCCAGTAACGTCGATGCCTGTGGAGGTGGTGGCGATTTTAGCATTACCAGCATAATAAAGAGTTACAGCGTCATCTTTTGTGAATGTAGCGTAGTTAGTCCCGTCTGTTTTTTCCAAAACTATAGTATTTTCGCCCTGAATACTAAGTGGCCCAGTCCCAGTATCTGCTATTATTGATTTAGACCCATCGTGATAAATCTGTAGGTCAGAGCCAGCGCCAAAGATGGCCTTGGAAGAGTCCGCAAAGGTGATGTCATCGCCAGTGCTTACGGAGATGTCTGTACCGCCTGTGGTGTTACCGTTAGTAAGAACTTCTGATAACTCGTTGTTAGCGCCGACTTGGCTGTCTACATATGCTTTGATGGACTGCTGAGTAGCTAGTTTTGTGGCGCTGTTAGACGCCATGTTATCTTCATCTTTAATACCTGTAACCGTAGCTCCGTCGCCGCCAATAGAAAGGCTGGCAATGTTACTGATGCCTTCTTCTACGTTAGTGCCATCACAGAATACGACCATGTTTCTGCCAACAGGTACTGCTATGCCCGTACCGCCGGAGGTCTTAATGGTGATTACTTGCGCCGTGCTGTTCTCGACTATGTAAATCTTTGAAGCTGCGGGGCACACAACCGTTCCTGCGCCTGATAGTGCCGTACCTGTGTCAGTAAGCGTTAGTATTGCCGCACGCGCTTCGGACGTGGTGCCGTCTGCGCTGGTCAACGTGTGCGAGTTAGCAGTCCACGTATTTATGACCTTACGGCCTGCAACGGCTTCTTCGACCATCGAAGTGATGTTGTCGTTAACCACATCGCCCCATGTACCACTTAATTCGCCTTGAACTGGTAGGGCGAGCTTCAGAATTGTCGTGTATTGAGTTGTCATCTAAAACCTCATGCGGCTATTTCTTGCCAATTTGGACTTTGTGAACCGTCTACAGCGCCCCAAGAAGGCGACTGCGAGTCCGTAACATTTTGCCAACTTGGGTCTTGGGAAGCTGATATTTCGCTCCAAGAAGGCGATTGTGTGTCTGTAATCCCTTGCCAATCTGGGTTCTGGTTTGTGTCTATTTCTCCCCAGACATTTACGGTGCCTATAGCGCCTGTTGCGACTAAGCCCGTAGCGAGTATATCTACGTTACCCGATACTACAACATTACCAATACTGCCGGTAGCGAATACTCCTGTCGGGAATACCGTTTTACCGAAGGCAATGAATACTGTTCCTACCGCCCCTGTAGCTGCTACTCCAGTAGGGCTAACAACGGCTTCAGCTACTATGCTGACTGACCCTACACCACCACTTGCTGTAAGCCCCGTAACAGATACATCAGCGTTAGCGGATACTACAACGGAACCTAGCGCCCCAGTGGCTGCTAAACCTGTAACCGACGTGTTAGCGTCTGCGGCTACCGTAACTGAGCCTACACCTCCTGTAGCGGTCAGCCCTGTGGGGGATACTATCGCATCAGCAGATACTGTGACCGTACCAATAGCGCCCGTACCCGCCAGACCTGATGGGTACACATTTGCTGTACCAGTGGCTGTAACAGTGCCTAGAGTACCGGTGCTAGAGACTCCCGTAGGAGTAACAATGGCTTCAGCTACTACTACTACCGATACAGAACCAATAGCTCCAGTAGCAGCCACGCCGTCTACTGATACAACGGTTAGGTCAGTGCCCCAAGAGCCTTGGCCCCAAGCAGTAGACCCCCACCCTACGTATTCAACGGAGGAGGCCATCTATCTAGGCTATACGGATAATAGCGTTGGTAGCATCTGCGGTGGGGAACTGGATTTGGAAATCACCTGCGGTAGAGGTCTTGTCCGCACCAAAATCAAGTACCGCGACAGCGGGATTACTTCCGCCAGACTGGTAAATCAACGCTCCACGCGCCGTGATGGTGGCTGTAGACCACGTAGTGTCAGCGAAATCCAAGAATGCGGTAGTGCCCGACGTTGTGGGGGCAACAACCGTTAACGTGTTTCCTCCAGCCGAGTAGCCTGTACCAGATACTTCGTTTGTAACTGAGTACGCCGTGGTAGACGCATCTAGCGTGGCTGACGATGTGTAGAGAGCAATCTTATATGTTTGAGACGTGTCACTACTAAAGTCCATCTCACCGTCGAGGAGAGCTTTCTTAAAAGAAGTGCACATAGCTTGTGTTATAGCCATTGTTTTTCCTAACTAACTGGAACGCGAAATTGACCTGAACGGTAAGTGTCTTCCCGCAACTTACCATCGCCCAGAACCTTGAGAAGCCCAAGAGCCTGTACATACATCTTATCGTACAGGGCAACTAAATCAGGCTCGCCCTTCATAAACCGTAAAGCCTCGACTAATGCTCCGTTTAACAAAGCGGAGTCAAACTCTTCTCCAAGCCACGTAGTGCCTGCGGTAACTATGGATTCTGGGTAATACCCATAATGCAATTCCATCGTGTAACCACTGTCAGGGGTAGGCCCGAGAATAATAGTATCATCGTCGAAGTAGCCGTAGTGTTTGGGTAACGCTGTAGCGGTAGGATTAGGGTACGCCTCACGCATAAAGTTAACGTCTTTATTCAATAAGAACGAGTAGTTACCACTACCGTCTACAACAGCAAGGCTGTACGAGTACAAGAAGTCAGCGGGCGTTGACAGGTACTTAACACCAGAAGTCAAAGTGCCAGTGACATTCTTACGTAGCGCAGGTATTTGCACGGCGTTGTATATCTTCTGCTCTGCCTGTTCTGTGAACATAGCAAGCTGGTCATCCGTAAAAGAAGTTTCACAGATGTCCTGAATGTTTGCTTTTAACTCGGTGTAATTCATATCTTACGCCATAGGGCCACGGGCCATCGTGCCTTTTGTTGCAGCGCCAACACCGCGTACTTTAACGCCTGTGGTCTTAACACCTTTCATATCAGGCTTAGGCGCGTCTTTTACTTCTACTGGTGTAGGCCATCCTACGGTCTTAACTACTTTTGGTGCTTTCATATCACGACTCTAAGTTGTTACTGTTACTGTACCTACCTGACCCGTTCCGACCAAGTCATTAGGTGTCAGGTTAAATGGGTCAAATCCCATACCTACAGGGTTCCAACCCCATTGTATATCTCTGTTCTGCACATACCCAGCAAAATCAGGGCGCGGATCTCGAATAGCTTGCGGATCGTCAACCGGAGTCTCGCCTAGCTTTAGCTGCGGCTGGTCTGGGTTCCAACACTCTGGGCAAGCCTTTATGTTCGTATCTATGCCTTTACGTACTAACTTCTTTAGCTCTCGTAGCTTGTAGCGGAACCCACAGACATCACACTCCGCGATAGCCTTTTTAGACGACGCAAAACGGTTCGACATTACTAAGCTCTACCAATACGCGGTACAAAGCGTGCGGATGTCTTTTCTCTGTCTTCTCCCGCTGCCAGCGCGAACTGCTCTTCGTATGCTTGCTTGAGCATAGCTACACGATCCACCAGTTCTGGTTCCTTCATAGCGATATAATACGCAAGGCCCGCTACCAAACAGGGGAAGAATCTAAAGTTCATGTCAGCGGTTTCTACGCCGCCTCCTGCGTCCTCTATACGCCGCATACGCCAATAGTAGAATACGTAGTCATTGCTGTCTGGAACCGGCCACACGTTGATTTTGGGGGCATCTCGTAAACGTTCTACGAATACTTGAATCGGCCTACCTTGCGTTAACTTGTTAGGTATAGATGCGTAGGTACTTACGCTGATACGACTTATCGTAAGATCAGACTGTGTGGTGGCATTACCGCTGCCCGTGCGGATCTGCTGTTCTAGCAAGTCTATGGTATCCGCAGGTAACGTGTACTCAGAAGTACCTTGCGTAAGGCTCAACGTGCCTTCATCAATCGTCCACATGTTGATGCCACGGTTTTGCCACTCAATGGTCATCAGATTCATAGAGCGTCTGGCAGTGCGTAAGTCATACCCAGAACGCATTTCACGGCCCGCACGCTCCCACGCCTCTTCAGCGATCTCCGTGAAGTCCATGTTAAATGCTGTTGTTCCAGATGTAGCCATCGTCTATTCCTATACGTACAGGGTCTTTTTGCGTCTATTGCTCATTACTGCACCGCAACCCTTGTGGTTAGCGCGTATCGGGCCGCCAGTCTTTGCCATCTTTACTTTGGCTTTTGGGGTGTTAGATACCACCTGTTGCCCTCTAGCGCCAGCTTTCTTCTTTTTGCGAGCAGTAGTAGCACGCTCAGACTGGCTCAGTGACTGTGCCTTAGATCTAGGTAAGCAGCGATCTGGGTTCTTTTTGTTCTTCGACGTACCACATTCACCTTTGATCTTGCCATCGGTGCCGATACGAACCCACTGCTGGTCACGCCATTTCTTCAAATCACCCATTACTTACTCTTCTTCTTGCTGCCCTTAGCGTAGTTAGGGTCTTTGCAATACTTAGAAGCTGCCATGTTCGCATAAGCAGACGGGTACGTGTCGAAGGTACGTTTGGCCCAAGCCTTCCCCTTCGCACATATCTTCCCGCCTGACTTATAGTAACGTCTCATCGTATCTTCGCCTTACGTAGACCTTTACGCTCGATACCGGCACCTCGAATTTTGGCTTTGCCTTTGACACCGCCGCCCTTCTTGAATCCACCCGGCATTTTAGGCACTTGTCGGTTCATGTTAGCAGCACCACCTTCCATTACCCCAGTGCCCGGCTTAGGAGGCACTGGCAACTTTCCACCGGGAGGTGTAACAGGTTCCCCTACAAATTTCCTAGGAGGCATCGGTTTTTGTTTTGGATTAACCGGCAAACCTCCACCGGGAGGTGGCACAGGCTTTCCTACAATCCGCCCCGGCTTCCTTCTCGGCATCGGTTTTTGTATTGGATTAACCGGCAAACCTCCACCGGGAGATGTTATCGGCCCCGGTCTTCTCCTACGGGGAGGTTGAGAGGCCACAACATCTTCTGGTGAAAAGCCACGTTTACGCATGGCACTCGCCATACGCCGCGCATTAGCTGACAAATTACGCCTTTTCCGCGCAGGAGCTTTACCTGCTCTACGTCTTTCACTCATAATGTTCTCCTAAAACATCTTAGCTGGGCGTACACCCTTACGAGCTATGCCAGCGCCTCTTACTTTGCCACCAGCTTTGTAGCCCTTGGTCTTCATAGCACCGCCTTTGGCGTAACCTTTAGACTTTGTCATGCCGCCTTTAGACATGAAGCCCATCTTGTTGCGGACTTCCTTCGGCAGCTTCTTAAGACCTTCGTTATCTTCTGGCGTTTTCTTGAGGGGGCCACCGCCAGCTTTGTAGCCCTTAGTCTTCATAGCGCCACCTTTGGCATAGCCCTTAGACTTCATCATGCCGCCTCCAGCGTATTTCTTACGTGGGCCTTTTTTGTTGGGTACTTTATCCACTCCAGACTTCTTAGGTGGACGCTTACCTTCTTTGTCCATGAAGTTTAGGTACTGGCGTAAAGTCATACCTGAATCTTTTAACTGCTCACGAGTTACATTGGCACGCTTATCTTGGCCTTCACCAACATTGCGTCCGCCTTTGCCAGTCACCGTGCCACGTAATGGGCGAGGTGGCTTCTTTGCCATTGGCTTTGCAGTGGCATCTGCTTTAGGTGGGCGGGGCGCAGTTGTAGGCTCTTTTTGAGGCTTTGCAGGGCGCGTAGGCTTCGGTGTAGCCGCATTAGTTGCGGGGCGCTTAGGCATTGGGCTGTCTTTCTTGACCATTGCCATATTAGCTGCGCGTTCCGCGTCCATAGGAGCCTGTTGCTTGTTACGTTGCCCGCCAACAGCCGTCTTGCTAGCTGTACGACCCCTACGCGCTTTAGACTCACTACGCATCTGCGCGCCTCTCGCACGCTTCTTCGCTTCTTCAGCTTTCCTCTGGGTCATTGTCATAGGCTTATCATCGTCTTTCTTCTTACTGCTAAACAAACCACCTAAAAACATCTTCTTCGGCTTCATGCCCTACTCCTTGTCCGCGTACAAATTATCAAACACTTGATTCACGTCCAGCGTGTAGTCCAGATCAGACTTGCTGTAGTGAACGTGTTGAGAAGGCTTAAAGTCTGGTGCCCCCTCCCCTGTTTCAAACCAAGCGGGATGTGTCACCCGCACCCTATTATTTGGTAGAGCTACGATGTTACCCGTATATGGGCCAGCATCTAGCAGCTCCATCACATGACTCTGCTTGTGTTGTGCAGGGTCATCTGCAATCTCGTTGTTCGTATAGTCCACTGTGAACATATACTTCGCGGGGTACATCTCCCCGTCTATCTTAGCCATCCAAGGGCACGGTGTGGCTCTGTCGAGCGTGTATACCGCATGATCCCTAGACGAACAATCCCAAGGCTGCGCGGCCCATACAGGCATTGGTTCAGGCCATTCCTCGAACGGAGTATCCCCCACCAACGCTGTAATCGGCATACGTGCCCACATAGCGCCACCGTGTACGTTAGGCTCATCGTCCTCATCGTACGTCTCAGCCCCAGTAAATATCACTTGGAAACTGAGGCATCTGGTCGGCATTGTCGTAACAGCGATAGCCATAGCGTGAATAAACTCGCCGTGGTACTTCTCATGGTTGTGGGTGTATTCCTTCCGCACCCAACACTTGAAGTACGGAATGTTGCTCTGTAGGTACGCCACTTAGCAATTCCACTTCCGTAAGCTCTTGTTTATACGGCTGTTTGGATCATTTGCCGTCTTAGAGCTAGTGTTACGCTTTTTCATACCTTTCATGCGTGCACAGAACGACTTACGTCGTTTAGCGGCCTTAGAGCCTTTCTTGAGCTTACTGGGCTTAGTCGTTACGGCGGTCTTCAGCTTACTTCCGGGGTTCTCCCTGTTGTAACTGTCCACGCCTTTTTGATTAAGTCCACCAGACTCGCTCTTGCCTTCCTTGCGCGTCCAAGCAGCGGTACTACCGCCACTCTTAAAAGACGCACATGGAGACTTCTTGTAGTAACTACGCATGTTAGCTGTAGAACACCGTCACTGCGGTCAGGTTGGTAAACGCACTGACGTACACATCGCTCTCAAAACGAATGCCGTAGTCTGGAATGTTTACCGAGTGAGTAGCCCCAGTGCTGAAGTCTAAGTCCAGCAAAGTAGAGCCACCGTTACCGTCAGTAATAGTAAGTCTAGGAGACCCTGAACCAGCCGTTAGCACCTGTACCTGACGTACTCGTGCTGGGCCAACCGCTAAGGAGCCTGTGCCTGCAATGCGTTTAGTCTGAATATCAGAACTAGGCATAAACGCCTCCTATTAGCTAAGAGCCGCGCCTACAGCGGTTACCCAAGCAGCGCCAGTGCTGATTACGATGCAGTATTCATCGTCGCCAGAACCATTGTCAGAAACCATATACACAGTTCCTACAGCGACATCGCCAAATGCAGGTAAGTTTGCGGTAGTTACAACTGGGATTTGAAAGCCACTGTCCGAGCGGACGGGGCCAGAAAATGTGGTTTTAGCCATCGTTTTTCTCACATGTGAGTTTAAGCAAATCTGTCTACATGTCGTCAGTCGGGCCTGTCAGATTCGCCGGATTGTTTCCCGATATGGCTGAAAGTATACCCTACTTTTCACCAAGTCAATAAAAAGGGGAGCCGAAGCTCCCCCCTTATCAAGCACCGTAGCTTATGCGCCGGGTGAACCAAAGATCCCGAGGGGATCAGATACACCAAACGAGTAACGCTCACGAGCCTTGTAGCGGCTGTTGCCCGTGTCAAAGTCTGCATCCATAGATGTAGCCATTGGGGTACGAACAAAGTGCTTCAGGCCATTAGGCACATCAGTGGTCAAGAACCAAGCATCTGTATCAGTCAGATAATGGTTAACCGTGTAGCCTTCTGGGATTGAGCCGTTGTTACGGATCGCGTTCAGATCGTTGTCAGCCGTGCCAACTCGACCCTCGGTATCCAACAAGCGGGTTGCAACGAATTGCAGTGCAGGTGGGATAACCAATTTGCGAGGCTTGGCAGCGATCAACAGACCACGCTCATCAGTCCAACCAGCAAGCTGGATAACGGCGGCTTCTAAAGAAGTCTCGTTAAGGTCAGCAGCAACAGCAGGACGGTTTGAGTTAGTTCCGCCAGAAACTAGCGGGTGGTCAGTTGCACACAACACTTTGCCGTCACCGTAGGTTGGGTTACCCGCACCCGTGAACGCGCTGTTCAGGATGGAGGCAGCTTTAACCTGCTTGGTGTAAGCCATAGCGCGAGCAAGAGCTTTCGTATAACGAGATGACAGTGAGTCATACAAGTTATCTTCAATCGCTTCCTCGGTAACACTAAAGCCCATAGCAATGGTTTCGTGCGTGTAACGAGCGGTAAACGCTTCTTGTGCGTTGTCGTAGTCAATGGCAGAACCTTCGTCTTTGACGGGGGCTGCACCAAAACCGGACAACTTAACTTCTTCCTCAAAGGAACGATCAGAGCTTTCAGATTCAAAAATCTCTTTGTGCTCTTCGCCGTACTTCGCATATTCCATACCGAAAAGTGCGTTAAGTCCGGGCAATAGCTCCTTGAGGAGTTGGGCGCGTGAAATAGCCATTATTCAGCTCCTTACTTATAGACCAACAGCATTTGTCATGCTGCTATAGCCGGGATTGAATTTAACCAACACGTCTGGGAATGCGTCACCGATAGGTGATACGGCAGCCACGATACGGAAGGCAGCGGTGGTCGTAACAGTAGTTGACTCCAATGCGCTCGTAGAGTTACCCGTCGTGGTAGAACCAGTAGAGGTAGACTGAGCAGCAGCAAAGAACGTGTTAGCACCAATGTCAGACTGGTCAGCAGCGCCATCCAGTTGAGCTTGGAACAATACGTTCGGATCATCTACAACATACGCCTCAACAACACCAGTGGTGCCGCTTGGGTAGTATTGACCGTAGATTTGTTGCCCTTGAGCATTGATGTACGAACAACCAACAAACACGCCCAAAGAACCCGTCAAAGTGGTTCCAGTAGGAAGTGCGTTAGTAGTGCCATCGGCACCGGTAGCTGTTGACAACGCAATGTACCCGTCAGCACCAATATGGACTACTTGCCCATAAAAGATGTTGGTACCTTCCCCAGCGGGGTCGATGAGGTACGAAGAAGTCGCGCCAGCATACGGTAGTCCGTCAGCGCGTTTTACAGGCTTTAGCCCGTAAGGTGCAGCAGTTGTAGCCATGTTAATGGACTCCTAATTTAAGATTAACCGCCTTTACCAAACGATACGGTGGTTTTCCGTTCGTTGAATATAGGCATACGTGGATCATTCTCACGCATCAGGTTGTTGTCTACAGAACTCATTTGAGATTTCGTCTGATTATTGTAGTAGTCAGTACGTTCTTGAACTAGCTCTGATGGGGCTTTGCACAACATCAGACCACCAATCACCACGTTATCTGCGAAGCGTTCATTCTCCACAGTCACCATAGTAATCTCAGGATGATCTTCAGCCCGTACAGGCTCCCAACCCTCGCGCAATTTCGAGGAAACATTAGTGGCATCCACTTGACCTTGCGTAGCTACACGAACCCAGTGAAATTCGTAGCCGTCTTGTGGCGTAGGTGAGGGTAATACCTCTGGGCGCTGCCACGATCTGGTACGAGTCTTTGTTTCACGAGTCTCGCTGTCACGCTTGATTCTGTTTTCAGCCATTATCCGTTCCTCATTTCTAATGCAACCTGTCTGGCGTATTCTTCCAGTGGTACTCCGAGTCTCTTAGCAAGTGCGACCTGTGTTTGCGATAGTGTCACCTTTTTAGGTGCTGTGCTCCGCGTAGCGGGGGCAACCACATTTGGCCGTTGCTTTCGTTCCTCTCGTGCCTCTGAAGGGACTTCTCCGAAGTAATCGGGGAATACCTCTCGCATACGAGCATCAATGCGCTCGTAGTATCCGTCATCGTTAGGGTATACACCCTCACTAACTAATTTGTGATGTACCCCGTATGCAAAACTTTGCATTTCGAGGTCTTCATCAAACCAAGGGTTAGCTGATCGCCACTCCTCGGCTTTTTCATCTCGGACGTGCTCCTGCACAGCCGGTGTTTCAGTGTCTTGTACAGCAGTTTCTTCGTCCTGTAAAGACGGTATCTGGAAGTTTTCTAGCTTATCTGACTTCAGCTTCGCCGTAGTTAACTTCTCTTGTGCTTCCAGTAACGCATCAGAGTTACCTTCGTCGTATGCTGCTTTATAAGAACGTTTGGCACTCTCCATTTCAATAGCGGCATTACGCTTGGCTTGCTCAAGAAGCGCCTCCTGATTCTTGTTGACGTTGCCTTTCAGCGTCTTGTTCTCGTCAACAAGCCTCTGGGCAAGAGCTTCTAACTCTTGTCGCTCTCGGAGAGCGGATTCTTTGGCCCGGCGTTCGTCGTGGTAGCCTTTACTGAAGTGCTTGATCCGGTTACGTACTTTTTCAGAGTAGCCTTCAAGCTCATCGTCAGTAACGTCAGCCGGTGGCTCAGATGGCTTGCGGTTACGATCAGCCTTTGGCGTATCATCCACAACCTCAATGTCCAGCTCATCCGGTTCTGACTTAGCTTCGACTTCAGGTTCAGCAGGAGTATCCGCATACTCGTCCGCACTCTTTCTACCAGATAGGTCAATTTCGACTTCACCAGAACCCTCCACCTCTATAGAAGTATCTTTTTCCTCGTCGGGGAAACTGTATTCAACTTTTTGAAACGGCATGTCTATTCCTTACGCTCGTGATACGCCACTGGGGTCAGCTACAACAGCTTCAATAGAGTCGTCGTTCATCAAACGATACTCTAACCCGTTAACCTTAAATCGTGTGCCTGAGTTGGCACGAAACATCACATAGTCACCTTGTTTACACCAAGGGCCAGTCGTGAACCTTTCGGGGTCGTTATAGGCTTGTTCGCCCATATCCACCACAAGGCCAATGATTGACATGATATGTTCCTGATTCTTGATCGTGTCCGTCTTGAGCAGGTTAGTGCCGTCGAAGGTTTCTTCGATCTGTGGTAGCGCAATCAATACCCGATAGCCCACAGGCGTAGGTAGTTGTGCTTCCAGTTCTTCCGTAGCTTCAACTGTGTCAACAGCTTCACTCATCGTCGTACTCCAAGTTTCGCGAGAGGTCTTCTACATAGCCCAAGCAGGTTTCGAGACCTCGAATCAAACCTGTGGTTTCCTTGTACATGGAGAAGTCTTTAGCCCCTCCACCACTGAGAAATTGTAGTGCGGAGTCCTTATCGGACTCGATTCGTTCCTTTAGCACGTCTAAGACGGTTGTAGCCATTATTGGCCTCTATTGTTGTTGGAATCCTTCATTGCTTTTAGCACATCTAAATCAGCTTTTGCGTTGTCCCTACGGCGTTCCGCAGCCATTTTTACGCCCGCTTTCTGCGCGTCGATCTGTAGTTCTTGCTGCTTCAGCGCCAATTCAGCCTGATCCATTTGAGCATCCTGCATCTGGTCACGCGCCTTTAACTCCAGTTCAGCCTGCTTCATCTGCGCGTCTAGCTGATCCTTAGCTGCTTTACGCTGTACTTCTTGCTGCTTGATCTGTATTTCTGCTTGCTGCATCTGTACGACAGGGTCTTGAGCTTTCTGCTGCGCTTGTTGCTGCGCTGCTTGCTGCTGGTGCTGCTGTGTAAGTTGTTTGCCTGCATCAGCGACCAGACGAGCCAGATTGACCTCGACCTGTTCAGGTAGCTCCTCACCCGGAGGTGGTAGTGGTGCACCCAGCTTCTCTTCCATCTGCTTGCGGTAGTTGAAGCCAAGGTGTTCTGCGATGTGCGCCTGTAGCGCAGCCATAATCGGCTTCGCTTGGGGGTTTTGCCCGATCATCTGCATGATCTGCGGGTCTTGCATAAACGATTGGTGCGTTGCGATGTGTGCTTCATGGTCTTGGTAGATAAACGCCTTCATAGGCTTACCAACCAAGGCATCCATGTTTTCGCTGACTGGATCAGTCGGTTTCGCGTCGTCCTCTGTTGGGACAAGTTTATCAGCGTTCTTAACGCCCAACACTTCGATCATCTGCCTGTGTAGCTGCGGCAAGTCGTAGATCTGTGGTGCTGACTGTGACATCTGCAATACTGCTTGGTACTGCACAACACGTTGGGCCATCGTAGAACTGTTCGGGTCACTGACTGGGATGACATCAACTGCCATATAGTCTGCCACGCGAGCGGTCACTTCACCTCGCATCGGCTCGTAGGCGTATTCTTCTGGCGCGTGCTCCGACATGATTGCCTTGAGCAGTTTAAATTCCTGCTTCATGGCGTAGTGGACACGGGCCTGTACCGCAGCCATAGGCTTGAGCGTACGTTCTAGCAATGCCAGCGTAGTACCCACAGGGGCGTTAGCCGACATGTCCGAGATGTTCATGTCACTGATAGCGCCCAGACGACGACCTTCGTTTGTGATCTGGTTCAACAGGGCTAACAGAGTCTGGCTTGGCTCCTTATATGGGAGCGGCATGATGTTGTCGCGGATGCTACCTGACGGCACGTCCACATCCTTGAACTCGCCCGGCTCAATCGGCGTGTCATCACCCTTAATACGTAGCCCACGGGCTTTCAGACCACCCGGCAGGTTAGCCAGCGTGCCAGCATCCACCAGTTGCCGTATCAGCGACGTTCCAGCCTTAGCATATCCCCCTATGATGTGAATAAGGCCAAGCCCATAAAACCCAAATCCCGGTACATACACGTAGTGCACAAAATGCTGACGCTTGAGCATCAACGGATCATCAGGGTTCCAGTTTCGGCGTATCGCCAGAATCTCGTTTGTACCTCGCTCCAACGTCACTACATACGGCTTGGCGATCTCATCGTCGTCTTCGTCAATACCTTCAATAACGAGGTCTGCGTGTACTTCGTATAAAGAGAAGCGGTCATCGTCTGTCAGCGAGTACCCACCTTCTTCAGCCTTACGCTTCTCAATGTCGGTGTGGTACGGCTGCGGACTGCCCAGATCTACGTCTCGGTAGAACCCACCGGCCTGTAGCTTCTTCAACTCATTCTTAGTTTTACGCATGATGTGCGTAACACGTTCTGCACTCTCTACATGTGAGGCACCGTAGGGCACAACCACGTCTTCAGCGGGGATGTAGATAGCGACCTGTCGGCCCATGTTCGGGTCAAAGTAAACCTTCTTGAACGCACTACCGGCAAGCCCAAGGCTGTACAGGAGACGCTCATGCTCAGGGCGGTACTCCACCATACGTTCGGTGAGTTCATAGTTCATATCCGCTTTTACGCGGTTCGCCGCCTCTTCCTTGTCCTTATTCTCTTCGCCGACAATCTTAACCCGTACAGGGCCAGCGGCTGGGAACGTCTCGGACATTGTTTCGGCTTGGAAACGAATAGCAGCTTCAGCGAGGACTGTAGAGTACACGCCACACGCGCCTTCCCACGGGTCAGTACGCTCTTCGTACTTGAAGCCCAGCACATCCAGACCCTTAACAAACGTATCAGCCCAGTCTTTGCGGCTGTCGATGTCGGCGTCTACCAGACCTACCAGATCATCAGCTAACTCGTTAAGCTGTCCGTCGTCCAGCGCCTCTGCCAAGTTAGCATCGAACGACATAACATCTGAGATATCTGCGTCAGGAATCAGCGTGATTTCCACACTACCGTCACTCATAGTGACCATCTCTGGGTCTACAATCTCAATCTCCAGAGCGGACTCACCTTCCATCTCTAGCTCGTCATCAATGCCTTCGGGTGCTGCGTATAAACCTTTCTCAATAGCCATAATGTATCTCTAGTAGAAGCCGCCCCGCCGCGACTTAAAGTATCTTTGTTCTTCAGGCTCATCTGTCGGTAGGCGTATAAAACCACCCTGCCTGAAACGCATGAGAGCCATAACCGTGGAGTCAACCAAGTCATCATGGCTCATAAACGGAAATCCGGCAATCTCCTCAACTACCTCTTCCGCCCACCGTGTGGGAGGTACCCACACCAAACCAGACGCTACAATATCAGATACTGAGTTCAGACGTGCTAACTTATCACCTGATCCCCTGTGAGGCGTATACTCTGATACTGGCAGTCCCATACGCCGCATCTCTTGGTACAGCGCCGTGCCCGATGACTTCTTCTCCACGATGAACGCATCAGGTTCCCACTCGCTATACTCCTCCAGCGCCAACTCTTTCAGCTCTGGGAACTCCATTCGCTGCTTGATGCTGTTGAGCAGGATGATGTTATACGCCCCCGTCTCTTCGTACAGGAACACACCCCACGTAGTCAGCGCCGTGAAGTCAGCACGGTTGTGTTTCTCTGCCGCCGCGTCCAGCGACATTATTATGTACTCACAATTCGGAGGCCGTTCCTGCTCCCACAGGTTCCACCACTCCCGCTTGACCAGCGCAGCCTCTTCCGCCGTGGGTGTCTGCTGATACTGCGCGTTCCACTGGAATGTAGGCATCGACGCCTTAGTTCGCAGCAGCGCCTCTAGGTCAAAGAACTCAGGCCACAGCGGTTTCTCGACGATCTCCTCCGTCTCCTCGTCCTCAATCTCCAGTATCGCAGGGAATTCGACGATCTCGTACTCATCTGCCCGCTCATTCTGCGACATGTCGCGTGTCACACGCCCCGTCAGGTCATCCATGTGCCATCGGGTCTGAATTATTGCAACACGACCCCCCGGCATCAGACGAGTCCGTGCACCGAAGGTAAACCACTCGTATGCCTTCTCAAAAACAGCAAAATTGCCGTTAATTACGTCCTGTTCCGAGTGTGGGTCGTCCACCAACAGCAGATCTGCGCCACGACCAGCCAGTGCGGAGCCAATACCGCACGCATAATACTCGCCACCCACGTTAGTGTTCCATCTACCAGCCGATTTAGAGTCACTGGCAAGCTGTACCGTGGAGAAAACAGCCTGATAGGCGTCTGTAGAGATCAAGTTTCGCACCTTTCGACCAAAATCCACTGCCAAATCAGTGGTATGCGACACCATCATCACCTTTTTGTTCGGATTCCGCCCTAAAAACCACGCTGGGAAGAAGATAGAGACGAGTTGGGACTTGCCGTGGCGTGGTGGAATGTTGACGCAGATGCGATCCTTGTCTCCCGATTCAATCGCCATCAGCATGTTCGCCAAAATCCGGTGATGTTTGCCCACAATGAAGTCAGGCATCATCATCTGACAGAATTCTATGAGGTCGTCGTACGCTGCTTCGTTTACTTTACGCGCTGCAAGCTCGTCCACGATGCGATTGATCTCAATGACCTCCTCGTCAGAGAACGCATCAAGGTTGTCCAGCATGTTCTGGACTTCTTCCTCGGTAAAATCGGGAACGGCCTCAATCATCGTAGGTTTCTTCGCTCCTCTCTTCGCCCTCGCCCTCGTCTTCAGCCACCTCATCTACCGCTAGGCCAAGCTCTTCATCCAGATTCAGCACCTCGCCATTCAGCACGATGTCTTCGTAGTCGGCGTCCTCTATGTCTGCTGACACTACCGGCTCAACCAGCTTCTCTAACTTACCACGTAACTTGTTACGTAGATCATCCGTAGACTGATGCGTGACAGTGACTTCTGTCTTCTCCGCGAAGAGTCCTACGTCTGATATCTTACCCAGAAGTTCCAAAGCTCGAATCCGTATACGTGGATCGTCGTTCTCCGACTCCAGCAGCAGCTTGTTAGTAACTAGGTATCGGATCTGGGTTGCGCTTTCTGCAACAGAGTGCCCGAACTCTTGGAGGATATTGTTCGTAAGTACAATAGATGCAGGCGTAAGTTTCGCCGCCTTCTTCGTAGTAACCTTTTTAGAAGTTTTTTCAGGATCATCAGCGTACGCCAAAGCCAACCTCGCAGCAGTGTCTTCATCTTCTCCAGTGGGTTCCAAGTCTAAACCGTGTTCGGATAGTTTCAGCGCCGTATTGCACGCCGCTTCAGCACGTTCCTTCAGATCGACGTTAGGCACGTCGTCCGCAAGAGGCACACCGATTTCAGGTTCTATAAATAGGGTCATAGATTGTACGCAGACTATAAGTCGTTGGCGCGAATATACACCAAAAACCACAGGAGACAAACAAATGAAAAGTCCAAACCACTAGCCCTCAAAACAAGTTACATACAAGTATTTACGTGCCGGGTGTGCCGGGGGGTCTGAATAACCCGAATAACCCGAATAACCCGAATAACCCAATAAA